TGTCATCATGTTCTGCCTAATTAGGCGGGAGGTGCTGGTTCATACCATACGCGTGGTAAACCAGTGAAGAAATAGGTCTGGAAATCTTCACCAGCTGCAACCCATACATCATAAGTACTTGTTTGGGCTGGACGCGTAAATTCTACTCTGTAGTCCCACGCTGCATCGAAAACAATTCCGCTAGTATAATCTGCGGATTTGCCAGGATTGAAACGCAATTGCGAGTAGAAAGGAACCTCAAATTCCAGTGCTCCATTAACATTGCTGGTTGTAAGTGCTGAACCATTAATGCCAGGGAGCGGCTTCTCATTACTTGGATTGCCTGCTAACTCAAATTCTTCAACAACACCTATACGGGAGCTCTTGAGATTTGCGTATGTAGGAAGAGAAGTGCTGGAATACACATAATTAGGTAGAGTAGGCTTATACGGTGCACGCTGGATTGATAGACGATGTCCATCTCCTTGTGCTCCGCGAGGAATCAACTTATACCGAATTGAACCACGCCAACCGGAATATGCAGAGGTTACCCAATGCAACATCACGGTATTGACATAGTTATAATCGGTTAATGTGGCAGTAGCATCTACAGCTCCATTGACTTCGCCTCTAAAGTACGGAAAATTGGAATATCTCCCCGTGACTAAAGTGGCTGTAGAGTCAAGAGCTGCGATCGTTGACCACAAGTTGTACCTCTTAAGTATCGTACGAAATGACGATATAGCCTCCCCAAAGAAAACCTTATTCAAATCAGGACTATCCGCTTCTCCAGGACCGACAGTGATGGTTGATTCATGTTGAGGTGCACTTGGTTCCACAGTTTCCTGCGCATCAGGTACAATCTCTCCAGATTGAGGCTCCAACAATTCCCCGCTTTGGGGAGTCAGAGCTCCAAAAGTGAATCTTCCAAAATAGTCTTCAGGTACGGCAACTTCAAAATCATCTCCCATTGAGACGAACACATTGACATTAATATCATTGTTCACGGTACTATTGGGAGTTGTCAGCTCATTCACGATTATTACACCAATGACTCCGTTTCCGGCTTCTTTTGTTGCATATCGAGTTGTGCTGTACATTTGAGTTACAGAATCTGTTCCTGGATAGTGGTGATCTAAGTATGAGATATCCTGTCCATTACCAATCTGAATTGTGAAGTCTTGCTCTGCAGCAATGTCAACCACTTTCAGATAATTCGTATTGTATTCAGAGAACGTCAAGTACGTATTGTTGGCAATGAAATTAGGATCATACACTATTTTGAGTCGACCTTTGTGAAAGTTGGAACACACAATTTGAAAACGAAAATTCATTGTGCCTTTCCAATATTGGAACGGAAGAGCTGCAAACGCACATGCCGGAAAGTGAAAACCGGTTGGTGTTGCAAAATCTTCTGCCCATATCACAGGGTCTATGCGAGCATTCCATAAAAGCGTGTCTGGAGCAGTACCAGTCGCCCATGTGAATGTCGTCAAATATGACTCTCTTTTAGCAATCTCTCTGATATTGAGAGGATCAGTTCCTCCAATTCCAGATATTCTTGGATCAATAGACAACTCTTGCTTGTCATCAACTGTAACCTTCTGACATCCATCAGGTACATTCGTCAAAGCAAGAGAACTAATTTGAGTAGGTTTATAAGGTTCGGGATTCTTGGTGATAGGTGGACGGCAATACCCGAATATTTTTGCCATTTTTGCCACTGCGGTTGCTCCCATTTCCGTTGCTGTTGCAAACGGACCAATATATGGAACACCGTTAAGGTACGAGGCAAATTTTGCTACAGAAGTAGCAGGTCCACTAACCATACCTTCTTTGTTACCTTGTTCAATTTCTCCTGACTGTGGGAGAAGAGTGTCTTGATCGACAGACGTCAATACACTCATAGAAACATCCTCTGCCCAAGCGAAAACACTTACAGTTACAGTTTCAGCTGCACCGTTAGCGTGTTTCAATTGGTTTAAAGTTCTAAAGGATAACGTGCCGAATTCATCCCAAGCGGATTCAACGACACTAATATAGTTTCTATAATTAAACATTGGTAACTTCAACTCTCCACCCAGAGAAAGAGTTGGATCTAAGAAGACATGGGGTTGTTGCGAAGCCTGAACAATGTCGGAAGGAACGGTAGACAAATTTCTTGACAACGAGTCATAGACATCAAATGGCAGATAACTAACTAACATTCTACCAAAGAAAAATCCGTTTCCGTTTATGACAATTTTGACTTTCAAATTAGCTTTAAGCAAATTGAAATTCGTCAGACGATTCGACACACGAGGGTTTTCAAAGTACAAACTCCAAGGGTCAATATCAAAATCTAACGAGGCCAAAGTTGTCCAATCTTCTTCAGCTATTTTAATAGGACGACTGAAAAAGTTTTCCAAAGCGACATCATTACTGTCTTGCAACGAGCGAGTGGGGTCCATAGTTGCTGTAACGTCATACATATACGGGTCCATCCTTTCAGAAAATTGGACGTTCTCATAGTCTGTTTGACCAGCAACTTGGAAAATATTATTGTCTGACGTAGTCCCACTCTGGCACTCTAAAACACAAGCTTCCTTTATCGTTGGCAAATCTTGAATAGGGGGAATTTCTTGGTTGTCGAAAAATGACACCTGTCTTCCTAATTCCCATCTGTGGGCATGCCACAGTTTGTCAAAACGATTGGGGTTAATCTTGTATTTCTTGAGGTCACACAATATTTCAAAAATGGTTGGATAAATTAAATACCCAGTTTTATTTACAGTTTTAGTAAGCGATATTTACAATTCTCACACATTGCTCAGTGCGTGAGATGGTGTGGTTTACACGAGATGGCGAAACTCCCCTCTAAATAGAGGTACTTCACGAGGGAAATGCCATTGTATGCAAAGCCTAAAATTACATATACAAAAGCACACGAATATTACATATAAAATTGGTAACCATGTGCATACAGCTGTTTTTGCTGCCCCTTAGGACCCAGATCAGCAACTGGGCGGTCATTTTTGTGTAGAAAGACCCAAACTAACAATAACTTCGCACCAAATACTTAACAAATTCCCTGTAGCATAAAAA